GAATCAATGAAAGCTCAAATTGAGGCGTTAAAACAAAAAGATGCTGAGCAGGTTTCAGGTCTTACAGCAAATCAATAAAAATGAAATGGGATTTATTCAATCCACATCCAGAGTATAACTACAAACATATGTCAACAAAATTAGATATATCTACTTTGGAGAATCCTAACATACAAGTAATATGGGAGGATGCTCCAGAGAATTTCACCCAAGAAAGAATCAAGTCTGTGAAACAATACTTCATGAAGAAGTATAGTTCCGCAAATATCAATGTTATAACCAAGGCGAAGACAACTGAGGAAACTCAACAGACAATCGATGTAGCGGTTAACATTATGGATAAGAACTATCAGAAAGAACTTATCAAATCTCTTCTTGAGTCAAAAGGACAAGACCAGTTTTATGACCAAGTCATGAACATTGACCTTGCTGTTGAAAACAGAATGATGGCTAATGAGGTTGAGGTTACACCATTCAAAAGATGGTATATCAAGAAGATTGAATTCAGTAACTTCTTATCGTATGGTGAGAACCAGGTTATCGATTTTGATAAATGTAATGGTATCACAGTGGTTGAATCAGACCCACCGAACTTCGGAGGTAAGACGGTATTGACCGTGGACTTGTTATTGTTCTTATTCTTCAACACGACAACCAAGACTCAGAAGGCTGAGGAAATCTTCAACAGATTCACAGATAAGAATGTGGTATCAGTTAAGGGTGACATCATCATTGATGGCGAGGAATATATCATCGCTCGAAAGATTGAAAGAAAAAAATCTAAGGCTGGTGAATGGAATGTTAAGACTGAGTTGGACTTCTTCAAGAAGTTGGCTGACGGTCAATTACAGAACTTCACTGGTGAACAAAGAAGGGAGACTGAGAACTTTATCAAAACATCAATTGGTGAGATGGATGACTTCTTGATGACCATTGTAACGACAGCGTCAAACCTTGAGGATTTGTTGGAAGCAAAACCAACAGCTCGTGGTCAGGTGTTAAGTAGATTCTTGGGTCTTGAATTCTTAAAGAAGAAAGAAGAGACGGGAAAAGAAATCTATTCTGAGTTTTCAAAAGGTATGTTATCCAACGTATACAATACAGAATCCTTAAAACAAGATAGCACCACGTCAAAAGAAGAAATTGAAAGACTCGAGAATGAAATTGCAGAGGCTGTTACCAAAATCAAGGATGTTGACAAGAGATTACAAAAGGGTCAAACTTATAAGGATGACTTATTGAAATCAAAATTCACTGACTTAGACCAAGATTTGGTTATTCTGAATCCTGAAAGACTTAAGGGTCAGATTGACGAATTTAAAGTAGTTGGAAGAAGAATCCAAGGTCAGATTGATGATGTTAAAATATCTGAACCAAAAGAGTTTTATCATGAAGATAGACACGATGCGGTTAAAGAAGTTATCAAATCCCGTTTTGCTGAACAAGTAACCTGTGAGAATAAGGTGGAAGAAATCCAAGACCTTATTGAAAAATATGGTGATGGAATTCAGTGTGAACACTGTGGAATCAAATTGATGGAAGCTGAGTTGACCAAGAAAAAGATTGACCAACTTGAAGGATATAAAAAACTTGTTAAGGAATTCAAAAAAGAAATTGAAGGCCTTGAAAAGAAAGAAGAATCTTTTACTCAACTTAAGAAAGACTTTGATGAATATGAAAGAGCGAAACTTGTTAAGGAAAAATATGAGGCGACTCTTGAAGCCAATAATTTAAAATTGGAACAATCTGAAGACAAGTTAAGGAGATACGAAGAAGTTCAAGATAAGATTAAGAAGAATAATGAGATTGAAGCTCAGTTGGTTAAAGCCGAAATGAGAATTGATGAATTGATTTCTGAGAAGAGAGGGTATGAGAGAACTCAAACAACCAATTCAACTCAGATTGAAAATCTTCAAGCTCGAATTGAAAAGAACAACGAGACCATCCTAAAGATTGCCGAAGAATTCGAAAGAGAAAAGATATACAAAATATATCTTGAGGTATTCGGAAAGAATGGAATCACAAAAGTTATCATGAAGACAATGATGCCATTGATTAACTCTGAACTTCAAAGATTACTTCAAGACTCTTGTTTCTTCAACTTGGAGATTCGTATCAATGACAAGAATGAGGTTGACTTCATCATGATTGATAACGGAACAGGTATCGAAAAACCTATGACCGCAGGTTCAGGATATGAGAAGACTGTGGGAGCGTTGGCTATCAGAGCTGTATTGGCTAAGGTATGTTCACTTCCAAAACCAAACATATCAGTTTACGATGAGACTTGGGGTAAGGTTTCTAATGATAACCTTGAGATGGTTGGGGACTTCTTTATGAAGTTAAAGGATTATTTCGAAAAGATATTTGTGATTAGCCACAACCCATTAATCTCAAATTGGGCGGATAATGTAGTTCATATTACAAAAACTGATAATGTATCAAAAGTCTCACAATAGTGGGACTTTTTTTATTTGGTGGATTGGTTGGTTGTAATTATCTTTGTATTCACAAAACACAAGATATATGACAAATTGGACCAATTGGAAATCGATGCCAACACCTGAAACCTGTAGAACTATTGAAGGACCCAAAGAGGCTGGAGTTTATCAAATTAGAAATAAAAACTCAAATGAACTAATTTTGTTTGGTATTGGAAAAAAATGTAAGACAAGAATGAAATCGTTATACCCTCAACCATATGGAACTGCAGGAAGAAGTAACTATAAAAAACAAAATTACATTTTAGATAATTGGGAAAATCTTGAATACAGAACAATAGAAACAGAGACAAGAGAGTTAGCGGTAGAAATGGAAAGAGGAATCAAAGAACAAAATAATCATCTATTCAATACATAGAAAACTATAAACTAATCTTAGAATGTGGATAACTTTTATTTGGTGGATTAAAATGGGTTCCATATCTTTGTATTCACAAACAAATAAACAAATACAATATGAAAAAAATCATGATGGTCGCAATCATCCTAATTGCATCGGTAGTATCTTACGGTCAACAAAAAACAGAAACTTCTGTTAAAGTGGAAACGAAATTCGAACAATTCAGTTCTAAATACGGAACAATCGTTAGATTTACTGATTACACTGTTGATAATTTGAAACGTAAATATCAGTCAGGTTCTGCGGTTATCAGAAAAGTAACTAATGGTAACAATGAATCACGTTATTATTTCAAAGTTACAAATGAAAGTCAATACTCAACATCAACAGCGATGATTGAGTATACAGATGTCCTTGAAATTCTTAAAGCAATTACAGTATTGAAACAAAGTGAGATTTCTGACGCAACTAATCCAAATTATACTGAAAATAAATTTAGAACTTCAGATGGATTTGAACTTGGATACTTCAGTAGTGGTGGAAAAATTAGTTGGTATTTACAATTAGAGAAATTTGGGAGAGACAATACAATTTTCCCGAGCGGCACATCAAGTGATATAGAACAAGTGTTCATAGGGGCGAAGAATAAAATCGAAGAACTTAAGAAGTAAAAATATCAACCCTCACCCTCAACGGTGGGGGTTTTTAATTCCAAAGATATTTATTGTGAGATGAAACAACTGATTAGACATATATTGCGTGAACATACGAAGGAGATTGGTGAGATAAAAAAAACAACTACTCCTGAATTTATTGAAAAGGCTAAAACAATTCACGGAGACAAATATGATTATTCAAAGGTAAAGTATAAAAATAGCGGAGAACCTGTCACCATTGTTTGTCCAATACATGGGGAATTTACCAAAACACCAAATAAATTTATATCAAATGTTAATCCACAAGGTTGTCCAAAATGTGGTCGTGAAAGTGCTAAAGAAAAGTTAACAAGTAATAAGGATAGTTTTGTGAACAAAGCGATTGAAAAGCACGGAGACAAATACGGATATAAAAAAGTGGATTATCAAGGAGGAGGAAAAAAAGTAGTCATTACCTGTCCCATTCATGGAGATTTTGGACAAACACCAGGAAATCATTTAATGGGTTACGGATGTCCATCCTGTGCCAAAGAAAAAGACCTTCAAAATAGGAAGTCAAAGAGAGAATCTTTAACATCAACAAATACCCAAAAATTCATAGAAAATGCTAAAGAAATTCACGGAGATAAATATGATTATTCAAAATCTGTTTATAAAAACAATTATACACCAATTGAAATTATTTGTTCAGAACATGGAAAATTTTTCCAAACATCTACAAGTCATTTAAGGGGTAGTGGTTGTTCAAAATGTGGAATAGAAAGCTCGGCAGAAAAACAAAGAAAATCACCTGAAGAATTTCTCAAACAAATAAAAATTGTTCATGGAGATAAATATGATTTTTCCAAAACCCAATACAAAGGGGCATCAGAAAAAGTTATAGTTACCTGCCCAAAACACGGAGACTTTAAAGTTACGGCACATCACTTACTTGACGGTGCTGGATGTCCAAAATGTGCCCGAGAAAATACTGGTAAAGCAAATAGTTTAACTCAAGATGAATTTATTAACAAATCTAATCTTGTTCATGATGATAAATATGATTATTCGAAAGTTGAATACGATGGTATTAATAATCGTGTAAAAATTATTTGCCCAATTCATGGGGAGTTTTTACAAACACCTCACGCTCATATGAGTGGAAGTGGATGTCAAAAATGTGGTTTTGAATCAATATCTAAGAGTAATGTTAGTAACACAGAAGATTTTATTAAGTCGGCTAAAATTGTTCACGGCAAAAAATACAATTATTCTTTAGTCGACTATAAAAATAGAAACAAATATGTTGATATTGTTTGTCCGGTTCATGGAACTTTTAAACAAAGACCTGGTGCCCACTTAAGCGGACAAGGATGTCCAATTTGTAACGAATCAACTGGAGAAAAATTAATTGCAGCCATATTAGAAAAACAAAAAATAGATTTTATAAAACAATATAAATTTGTGGATTGTACGAATAAAAAAGAAGGAAGATTTTGTAGAAAACTACCATTCGATTTTTACATACCAATAAAGAATGTGTGCGTGGAATATGATGGAAGGCAACATTTTATGGCGATTGATACTTTTGGTGGTGAAGAAGCTTTTGAGAGACAAAAAATCAGAGATGAAATAAAAAACCAATACTGTAAGAAAAACGGAATCAAACTTATCCGTATACCTTACACGATGAAGAAGGAAGATATAGAATCATACATACTAAAAAAATTAGGAATTAAATAGACCCCACCCTCAAAGTGGGGTTTTTGATTATATGAAATACTTTTACTAATATTGTGGTATGGAAAGACAAGGTCATGGTTTTGAATATCAACAGTTGATGTGTGAGAGACACAATTTACTGTCCGATGAAAACTATACTGGTATGTGGGATGCTTACAGACCTGATGGGATTCCTTGTGTGATAAAGACATTCAAACATGGGTCCGAACTACCACTAGCGGATATCTTCAATAACTTTTCAAGGGATAGGGATTTCTATTTGATATATGGTGTTTGGAAGGGAAAGAAGTCCAATATTATAGAGGAAAGAGTTGTATTTATTGATATCACAAAGTGGAGAGAGTTATTCGATTGGACTCACTATGATGGACTCAATAATTGGATTAAGAATTTAGTTTCGAACAGTTATTCTTATGATATGACTTGGAAATCTGAGGTAAAAGAATGGAAGGAAAGGTGGGGTAAAGATAGAATAGTTCAACCCAGATTCAAAAGAGACCACAAGACGCAACGTAGAATTCAATCTGCGGTGGCTTATAAAAATATAGATTTGTTTTTAGAATATGCCCAAAAAAAATAAGTATGGTTTGGACCAATTTTACACCAAACCAGCGGTTGCAAGAAAATGTTTGGAGACATTAAATTTGGGTGACTACTATACCATTATTGAACCATCTGCAGGTGAAGGAGTTTTCCTCCACATGGCTCAACATGAAAATAAGTTTGGTTATGATGTGGAACCTAAATCAGATGATATTGAGAGAGCAGATTTCTTAGAGAAAGACTTAAGTTTCCTAAATGGTAAGAAGGTGTTATTTTTTGGAAATCCTCCTTTTGGTAGGAACTCAAGTCTGGCATTAAAGTTCGTGAGAAAGTGTTGTGAGTATGGTGATACTGTTGCATTTATCCTACCTAAAGGATTTAAGAAAAGGTCTATGATTGATAAAATTCCTCTGAACTTTGAAATCGTTATGATTGAAGATTTGGAAGATGATTTATTCACATTCGAAGGTAAGGACTTTATGGTCCCTTGTGTTTGGGTAGTTATCAGAAAATCAGATGTGTTGAGAGAAAAGGAGATTAAGTTAAGACCGACCAAGTTTACATTCACAAACAAAGAAAATTCTAATTTGGCGATTCGTAGAGTTGGAATCAATGCTGGAAACGTCTTTACTGATGTGAATGTTTCAGAACCATCACACTATTTTTTGAGGGTGGAAAATCCGAATCGGGCTTACGAGTTGATTTCACAGTTGACCTTCAGTTCAGGAGATACCACAGGACCTCGAAGTATTCCAAAGAATGAATTGATTATCAAATTAGATGAGATTTTATAAATGACTCCACTAATGAGTTGGGTTTTTTATTTTAATTTGTATTTATTCTAAAAAGGTGTATGGCTAAACCACAAAAGATAGAGCAACGTAATCCTTATATACAAGGGAGACACTTAGATTTAGATATTACTGATGAGAATGTCGGAAGTATTAAAAACGTTTTTTCAGATTTACCTTCAGATTTAGTTCAAATTCAAATACGTAATTATTCGAAAAGTGATTTTAAATTGAAAGTTCCTGAGTCAATCGGCTCTTTATCGAATTTAGGTCACATAACATTTCACAACTGTGTGAATAGTATTCCAAACTCAGTATGTCAAATACCTAAATTACGATTTCTTGCACTGACGGGTAACAAAGAATTGAGAAACATACCTGAATGTGTCAATAATATGGAAAGTTTGTATTTTCTAAATTTAAAAGATAGTAATGTAGAGACACCAATTATGGGGTTTGATTTTGGTGGGGGACAATGGGACATGTCTATAGATTCGAGACCTGTTCAAAAATCAAAAGAGGAAGAATTAGAAGAATTGAGAACTGAATTAGAAAAAATACAAAGAATGATTGCAAAATTAGAAAATTCTTAAAAATAGTAACCCCACCCCTCGAAGGTGGGGTTTTATTTTGCCGTTAAGATTTCTTTACATACCTTTGTAAAAAATCAACCTATGTTATACAGACAAACCACAGAAACCACCATCGAAAACTTCGTAAAGAGTTATGCACTCAAGACCTATGTAGACCCACGATTTCAAAGAAAAAAAGTATGGAAGATATCCAGTAAAAAAGGATTTAGAACTTCTGTAATTGAGAATACGATTGCCAATCCGATAATTTTAGTGTCAGTTGAAAGTTGTATCGAAAGAGCTGAGATTAACGGAAATCAAAGTGACCTGAACTACTTCAAAAGTGTTAAAGAAAAAGGATTCAAATTTGTTTCAATTGATGGTAACAATAGAACTAACTATTGTCTTAACGAATGGAACAAAATTGATAAAGAAAATATGACCACCGATGAAGAAACATTCTTCAGAGAAAGACAAATTCCGATTACAATCTTCAGAAGTTGTTCAAGGGAAGATATGCACTTAATTGCAATTAGAACAAACAAGGGAATTGCTTGGAACAAACAGGAAGATAGAAACGCTATCTTTGGGTATGTCTCTGACTTCATAAGAGACATTTCCTTCGATATGTCGAACACTCAAACAACTCAATTAATTTCAGGGCTCAACTCCGATAGGATGCAAGATGATGAGTTGTTTGCAATGATGCTTACATATCATCAACACCCATGTGCAAATATTTCTGCGGCACTTTTGAAATCCCTATATGACAGACGAAATATTGATAATGAAAAAGAATTCAAAATAATAATCTCGGCTTGGTCTATGATTGTTAAGAAGATGGGCGAGAGGAAAATTAAGATTGATAAATCGTTGGTTATGAATTTATTTCTTTTCCTTTATGAGATTTATCATAACTCAGGAAGAAAGATTAATGATAAGTTGATTACAGAGTTCTTAAATGTGTATCTCGAATTGGAGGGTAGAAGATTATTGGAGATTGATTTGTGGAAAGATAATCTTAGATATGCGCCCAAGAAGTTAAAAGAGAAATCAGATAAAATCCTATCAGATTTTATCCCTTATATTGATACTTTTTTCATTAAGTTGGATGCTAAGAGATTGTTCAACATTGATGATAAAATCAAGATGTATAAACAATCCGGTGGTGTTGTTAAGAGATTGGATGGTAGTGAAGTTCAACTAACAGTTCTACAAGCTTTAAATGGTAATTTAGTTCATGCTGACCATATTGACCCTTATACCTTTGGAGGTGAAACAACTTTGGAAAATGGTCAATTATTATTGAAAGAAGATAATCTTCAAAAGTCAGATAAAATATAATTTCATATCTTTACAACATGCAAATATTCCTACCATACGACGACTTTAGAAAATCTCTTCGAGTATTGGATAATAAGAGATTGGGTAAACAACGAGTTGAAACATATCAGATTATATCTGCAATCACTTGTAGACCAAAATTAGATGGAACACCTTATAAGGGTTGGTTAAATCATCCTTGCACTATTATGTGGAAAGACTATGTTCCTGCACTTAAGTTATATCTTAATCTTTCAATTGACGAGTGGGTTGCTCGTGGATTTAAAAACACAATGAGCTTTGAAGCGTTTGAGGAAGATATCGTATATCCTAAATGGTTTGGTAATGAGAAGTTTCATTCTTCACACAGAGCCAACCTATTAAAAAAAGAACCTGATTTCTATAATCAATACGAGTGGACTGAAGACCCATCAGACCCATATGTTTGGATGGATAAAGAAGGTAAATGGTATGAACAACATTCAGGAAAAAACGGAAGAGTTTATTTTTAATTAAAAATTTTTTTATTAATTATTTAACTACATTTGTCAAAATATAAAATATAATATGAAGAAATACCTGTTAGTTTTGTTTGGAAAGTTTGAGTCTGATGATGTTAGTCAGGAGATTGCTTTAACTATAACACCCCTCGTCGATTCACCACATCTTAAGTTCCAAAAGTCTGATGGTAGTTTGGTTTTCCATTTTGCCAGTGAGATTTCTCAGGATGAGATTAATGATTATATCATTGGTAGTTTGTTTGATATCTGTAGTTCGTTTATCTTGACGGAGTATACTGACAAGGTGTCACTTTTCTTACCTGATGGATTAAAAGAACATCTTTTGGACTTAGAAAATTCGAATGATGAAATACATATTAATATAACGCCTTCAAATCGTTCTATGAACGATGGAGAAGAAGACGATGACGATTTTGTGGCACTATTATTGGAGAACCTGAAGAAGGAAGTAAAAAAACCTTCATTGGACTTTATTTTAGACAAAGCGTTGTCGAACGGGTTCGAGTCCTTATCACAGTTTGAAAAAGACACTTTAGAATCTTATAGTAAATAGAAAAAAATACATATGAAAGAGAAAGCAGTAATACCAATTAATCAAGACGAAATTGCCTGTTATTTAAAAGACATTAGAAAGTTGACCGTTATGACTCCTGAGAGGGAGAGAGTTTTGGCGGAAAAGATGTTATCTTCTAAGACTACTCTTAGAGAGAAAGAAGAAATCAAAAAAGAATTATTGGAGGGAAACCTCAGGTTCGTAATCACTGTGAGTAAACAGTATCAGAATCAGGGATTGGACTTTGCAGATTTGGTTGCTGAAGGAAACTATGGTCTCCTCAAGGCAATTGAAAACTTTGACTGGTCCAAGAGATTGAGATTCATCTCATATGCTGTGTGGTGGGTTCGTCAATCTATCTTGCAATCTTTGAATGAGAATGCAAGAACTATCCGACTACCAGTGAATGTGGTTCAAGAGTTACAAAGAGCTAAGAAGGAGTTGGATAAGACAGGTGCTGATTTACCTGAGAAGTTCGATAACTTGCCGTATACCGTTAATTTGGATAGTCCTTTGAATGAAGAAGGAGATACGTTGATGGATATATTGAATAACCCAAATGCCGATAGTGCTGACTCAGGATTATCTACCGACCAAACATTGAAAGATAAACTTATGAATATGTTGGACGTGTTGGATGAGAGAGAAAGGGTTATTGTTGAGGATTATTTTGGTCTATCAGGTTCAACAAGAACATTGGAAGATATTGGTAATGACTTCGATTTAACAAAAGAAAGGGTGAGACAGATTAAAGAAAAGGCTCTCCGAAAATTGAGAAATGAGACGGGTAGTCTGTTCGATTATCTATAAAACAATTAAAAGGGTGTATTTATAATACACCTTTTTTATTTTTAGGTGATAAAATAAAAGTTATGAGAAAATTGTATAGAAGTTCAACTGATAAACAAATAGGTGGAGTGTGTGGAGGAATTGCAGAATATACAGATAGTGACCCAGCGATTTGGAGGTTAATATTTGTTGCATTAATTTTTGCTCCGTTCCCTACAATCCTTTTCTATTTACTGGCAATGATAATCATACCTAAAAAATAAATTATATGAAAAAATTTATACAAACAAATTTTACCGTAATCGTATTAGTGATTGCACTTTTGAGTTTTTTTAAGTCCTGCGGTGACTCAAGAGATTTGGGTAAAATAAAAAAAGAAATTCAGGCGATTAAAGATTCAACTTATACAAAAGACGAGTTGAAAAGAGAACTTAAGATTTCTGGTCTTGAAGCGGAAAAAAGAATGATTCAAGCTACTGACAGAAAGTTATTGGATGTTAGAAGACAAACTGAAATCGAAGAGGAGATAAATAAATTAAAACAAAAATAAATGAATTGGTTTCAAAAAAACTTTAAAACAATAATTTATGTTGCTTTTTTAGTTCCAATTATAACTGTTGCAGTGGTATCAATATCACACGTAACTAAATGGTATGGTTTATCTAACCCAACAAGTTGGGCGATATATCTCTCTGTTGGTATCGAAATTGCTGCATTATCTGCTTTGGCTGCGATATCAGCTCAGATGGGAAAGAAAGTTTATTTTCCCTTTGCTATTGTAACCCTTATTCAATTTATAGGAAACATATTCTTCGCATATCAATACATTGATGTGAATAGTCAATCATTTAAAGATTGGGTTGATATGGTTGACCCTATCGTTTCATTCCTGGGCGTTGAATCAGGAGACCTTGTTGGTCACAAAAGATTCTTGGCATTATTTTCTGGTGGAATGCTTCCAATTATATCTTTATCTTTCCTACATATGTTAGTAAAATTTGAAGAGGAAGAAAAGAAGAAGGCTTCACCTAATTTAGATATCCCACTCGAACAACTTGCTACCATAATTGGTAAAGAAGAGGCTCAAGTTGAGGAACAAAGATATAAACCAACAGAAGAGGATTTGGAAGAGTTGAAAAGACAACTTCAAAAGTTTGAATCAACAGATGAGGAACCTCGAGAAGATAAGATTAAAAGACTCGTTTATTCAAAAAGAGATGCTTAACATTGAAAAATATGGAAACTTTAAGCAATTAGGAAAACAAAAAAAGAAGAGACAAATTATTTTGTGTCATACATCAAGGGAGGCTAACGAATACTTAGCCTCCCTTGAGTTTAGATACAACGGTAAGTTTGACCGAGTTCCTAATTATTTGGTAACCCAAAGAGGTAAGATTATTCAACTTATGGGAGACACCTCCTATACTAATTTCTTTGATGAAGATAACATCAATAGGAACTCTGTAATCATTGTTCTTGAGAACATGGGATGGTTGGAAAAGAAACCATTGACCAACGATTACATTAACTGGAAAGGGAGTATTTATAAAGGACAGGTTTTCGAGAAGAAATGGAGAGATTTCTTTTTTTGGCAACCATACACAAATTCCCAGATTGAATCAGCTGCGAAATTATGTGTTAAGTTGTCAGAAGAGTTATCCATCGAAAAAAGATGTTTGGGTCACAATACTAAAATTGATGGAGTGGAGGCCTTCGAAGGTATCATTTCCCGAAGTAATTTAAGTAGTAGATACACTGACCTAAGTCCTTCATTCAACTTTGAAACCTTCACAAAATTTATAGAAAATGAGCAATTTGCATAACGAAAGATACGATGAAATAAAATCTCTTTTAAAGAAGTCGAGATTTATATTTGAACAATCGGCAATGACTTCTGATACAGAATCAGAACCTGACACACAAATAAATATTGCTAAAGATATTGAGGCAAGAGCGTCTCAAGATAACAAAGAGTATGAAACTGCACAGGCTGATGATAAAAAATCATCTCCTGATGACAAGACTCAGAAGTATAGAATCTCAGGTGGTATCTTAGCCTTACATGGTAAGAACAGAATGGATTTGGATATCACAACCGACGATAAACTTGCATTCCAAGAAACAATGGATGAGTTTATTGAGGAGGTGTCGGACTTGGTTGACTTCAACACACTTAATGTTTATCCAAACAACGTTGAGTGGTCAGGACACCTAATCGACGAAGACTTAAACTTCACATTCACAATTGGTGAAGATAGTGGAATATATATAGACGGAACTATGATTAAGATTGATGAAAACTTTGATGAGTTAGTTCATAAACTTCAACAGTATTATCAGAAATTCAAATCGAAATGGTCCAAGATAATCGCAAGTAGAAAGAAAACCAGTGAAACAAATGCAAAAGATAATTAATTTTTTAAAGGAAAACTTTATGACAATACTTAAAGTATTGTTCGGATTATTCGTTCTTTATTATTTAATTTATTTCTTAACTCCAAAGGTTAACATGTCTGTTGACCAAAAAAAACAACTTGATTCTTTGAATGTATTAGTAAAACAATTACATGAAGATAATGTTGAGTTAGAGAAAGAAATTAACGAATATGATAAAAAAATTGATGAGTTAGACAACCACATCGATAAAATTAAAGGTCAAAAGACCGTAGTAAAAGAAATATATCATGAAAAAATTAGTAGTGTTGATAAGCTTACTGTTCGTGAGCTCGATAGCTTTTTCACAGACAGATACAAGTAATAATACAAAATGTTTCCCGATTCCGGTTGTGAGACAAATAATGAAAGACTTAATATCAGGTGATGCAGCTAAAGCTGAGTTAAAACTTACTGAGGCTCAGTTAGTTGAAACTGAAAAGAAGGTGGTATTAAAAGATAGTATCATCACAACTTTAAGACTTAAAGAGGTGAACTATCTTACAATCATTGATGCTGAAAAACAAAAGTTTGGAATCGTTGAAGATTATTCAAAGAAACTTGAATGGGATTTGAAAAAAGAAAAGGCTAAAGGTAAATTCAAATCTATTTTAGGAACTGGCTTAATTGCAGTATTAACAATTTTCTTAATCGCAAAATAAATGGCACTCACTAGTTCAGAAGTAAAAGAGATTGAAGTTATTGTCCGTAAGGAAATCAAAAGTTTTATGAATAACAATACCATAAAACAGTTTGAAGACAAACTTATGGATAGAATTCAAAAAGAAATCAAGAAGGGTAAACTCGAAGGTGAGATTAAAGAACTTACGGTCAGAATGTTCCGTGAGTTTTATTCGTTTATGTGGTCCAACAGAGGATTCTGGGAACCAAAACTAAAGAACGCTTAATATGGAAAGTGCATCACAACAATTCAAACAAGGGTTAGCTAACGCATATTCGACTAAAATCGGTAAGAGTGCATCTCCTAGCGGTATGATGAGGGATATGGTAAAATACTCTTCGGAAATGAAAGAAACAAATAAACTTAAAGGAGGGAAATCTGATAACATGAGTTTAGAAGAAATTGCAAAGAAACACAAAGTTGATATTGCAAAATTAACTAAACAATTCCATAAAGGAATGAAAGTTGAAATGGAACATACCAAGGACAAACAAAAGGCTAAGGAAATTACTATGGACCATTTAGTAGAAGACCCAAATTATTATACTAAACTTAAAAAAATTGAAAGACAGGAAACTGACGAAGCGACAAGTTCTGGTTCATCTGGTGCGTTTGAAGGTCCACTCTTTGGTGGAGAAACTGAGTTTGCTAAAAAAAGCGATTCTGAAACCCCGAAATTAGACGAAGGAATTGCAGTAGGTGCAATGGGATTAGATAAAGTTGAGGCTAAAGAAGCCACAGGTTCAGGTTCTGTTGGTGGATATTCAAGTCCAGCAATGTGGGCTAAATCAACTAAGAAGAAAGATTGGGGACCAAGTAGAAAGACTCAAATACCTGGTGGAGGTTTTGTTAAAGTAAAAAAGAAGTGCACTAAATTCCCTTATTGTAATCAAGGTGATATCAATGCATTGAAAATAACTAAGAACGAATCAGTTAAAGAAGCAATTAAAAATGTTGCAAAAAACATGGGAATTAGCGAAAATGTGATTAAGACTATTTTGGAACACGAGTATGAAAAAAACCAAAAAAGAAACAAATAAAGATATTTATATAAAAAAATACAAATGAAAAATTCTAACAATAGTATTGATAGTCTTATCTCAAGAATTCTTTCTGAAGAAATCGACAGTAAATCGATGAAAATGGCAGACGAACTCGAAGAGGACTTAAAAGGTAAACAAAGTAAAATTGATGTTGCCGCACCGAAAGGTAAAATAACAGCCGCTGATTTCAAGAAACTCAGAAGTCAGAAAAAGGAAACTAAAGAATCTGAAGAAATGGATGAATGGTTCTATTTTGATAAAGATGAAGATGAATCAACACCTGGAGATTACGAAGGTGATGAAGAGGCAGAAGATGAAGCTGAAGAATTATCAGCTCAAGAACCTACGTATGTAGGTAGAGGATTATCAGATAACAAACCAGGAAAAATCTTTGGCTCATTTTCTGATAATCATGGATGGTATAACCAAGATGACGAAGACTTTGAAGGT